AATGAAACGCTTACTAGCAAATAAAACAGCACGAAGCTTAAGCCAATCCATATTACTATCTCCATTAGAAATGGTCTATTAGTCCCGGTACTGAATAAGTTGGCATTGGACGCGCGCATTTTAAATCAAAATGCATATCCAATATTACATGCGGTTCTGAAGGCACCGCTATTACTCTATCCACTGGCGGATCCTCCTGTATGAAACTTTCATTTAATACAGGCAATGCGCTAAACTCTTGGCTTAAATGCCATGGATCTAATGAAGTTGCATAATTGCTTCTAAACTTTCCTGTTATTTGCGAATTTTTATATCTATATTCAGCAAATCTTTCCTGATAACCGAATACTTCATCATCTGACGATGTTCCTTGTGTGTATATTTCTTTATTTAATACAGCTTGTTCACCGATATGGGCGAGGGCAGGCCAATAATGATCCCACCTGTCCCTTCGGCTGTACATACGGGGCATACCTTGTTGATATGTTAAATCGGCAAATACACACGCTAATCCAATAATTATTGAATGCTCTGTAAATGCTTTACTAAAACCACCACTTGCGCCCATTGTTCCAAATGCGCTCATATTACCTTGTGGTGTTGTTGTATCTGTTGAACTTGTTTGTCCTACTGGGTGGATATTTATCATTTGTTTACCACCACCCAGATACTCCGGTCTTTGCAACCTTGCATCTGGAGATGTCACACCGAAATGTGATTGCAAAATTTCTGTATATCTAGTGCCGCCTCTTGCGTCTCTTTCATATAGCTTTTGAATTTGAAAAGCTTCTCTTAAATCGTTGATTGTTGTTGCTGTTGCAGTTGATAAATCTGCATACGGTACTTGCATATCATAAGCACCATATCCACTATTAATCATAGCGTAGGAATGTGATCCACCTTGAATCATTTTTAAGTCTGATGGAATACCAGTTGCATTTGCATTAGCTCTAATATTTGCTGTTCCACCTAATGGCAAATTAACCGCATTTCCTTTTTGCGGCCACGGCAGACATGATGTAAAATAATCATGTCTTTTTCCTCTTTTTAATAATGAATAATCATTAATATTATCTGGCCCATCATCCTTATCTACAACAACACTGTCTTGTAAATTTTCGTCTCTAAACCATTCATTCCATATCAAATTGTAGGCTCTACCTACTAAATTATTAAATGAGATTCCGCTTACTTGCGTCGGCAATCCAAAATAATCATATAATGTACTATTATTTATTGTTGCACTTGTTATCTGCGGAACTAAATAATCTGTTGAATCACTTGGGTTTGTTTGCTCACCACAAAACTTTTCCCAATTATCCCATATCAACCTATATGGGACTGCAAAAAAGAATGTTTCTATATGCAAATTATCCATTATAGGGTTAATGGGCGTTGCTAAACGCCCAAAACCTGTTGTTTTTAAATTAAATGTATCTGCTGGCAATGCTTCATCTACAAATATTGGTACTAAATATCCTGAGTCAAATGTGGTTTTTAAACCATGATCTCTATTAAAAACACTTCTTTGTATATCTGCCTTCGGTACACGACTGAAATCGTGTGTTAATGTCGAAGGTTGTGTACCAGCATATCCAAATATATCAGCCATCTAAACTTTCCTTTATATCTCTTATTTCCATAATTGGTTGATAATCATCCTCCCCAATTATTCCTCTTGTATCGTCAAATGTTCCTAATTTAACTAAAAGAAAATCCCCAGAATGTTGTGCAAATGCGTGTTCTTTTTGATTTCTAATTAAATCAACCATTGCACGAACAGCTGTTGCATCATTAATTTCTACGAATGGATTCATCAACATTCCTGTTGGCTTATCTTTTACTGAATAAACATTACGTTGCATAACTTACCTCACCTTAATTGTTAATCCATAATATATACTACGCGACTAAATTTCGTTTAGTAGTTGTTAAAGTTCTCTTACGAGCCTTTCTATTTTGTATCTTTTTAATTCTTCTTTGTCAAATAATCTTTGCATTTTGTCATCATAATTTATGATGACATCTTCGATTGCATCTCTTCTTTTGTTTTTTATTTCTTCTAATTCTGTTTCTGATAATAAATTATCATAATATCTTGGTGGCTTCATTTGCTTGCCATTCACCACTACATAGTCATGAGGATAAACATCTTTTTTGTATTTCTGAAACCAATCATGACCTATTCCTTCGCGCCTGCTCATTGTACAATACTCTGGCACACGCTTTCTTATTTCTCCGGCATCGTCTATCCACGTATAATAGTCTTCACTCGCCTCCCCTCTTTGTTTTTTCATAATATATCTACTGCAATAAGCCGCAGATTGATATGTTACATGGCCAATTGTACTAAACCCGTATGGCCATAATTCTTTTAACTCATCACTTACGTGTAATTCTATTCCTTCACGTTTCGACCATAATTCCTTATCGTCGAAATCATATCCGAATATTAACGCATGATAATGCGGTCTTTTATTTTTTTCTCCATATTCTCCACAATGGAAAAAACGTATTTTTTTTCCAACTCTTTTTCTTAACCTTTTCATAAATCTTTGAAACTCCGTTACATCCAAACTCATTGGGTTTGTTCTTTCCCAAAGATTATCTTCATCGAAAGTTAATGTTATAAAACTATTCGATTCATGCATTGCACTTTCATGCATGCACCTTACAGCCCATTGACGGCTGTAATTTAGCCTGCACCCAATACATTGGCCGCACGGCAAATTAAAAGCCCTAGCAAAAGCGTAGGGCTTATTAAATACTACGTTGCCCTCATCGTTCTTATACGCAACGAGTGGCCTATAACAAGTCATATTCTATAGCCACCTCGCATAACCGATGCGTAGTTTTTCTTAGATACTTTACTAGCTTTCCGTGTAAAGTCTTTTTTACTCGCCTTACGGCTCATTTTTTTTCTATACGCCATTTTCAATCCTTTCTACTGGCTTTTTTTGAGCGACTGGTGTCACTCAGCACAGTTAACATCAAGTGGTTAACTGTGCTTTGCTCCTGAGACTTTGCGATTTATTGCTTATCGCCCGTCTCAGGAGCTGTTTCTTCGGGTATTGGTGAGGCTGAAGAGGGAGGGGCTTCAGCCTCTACTTTAGGGGCCTCAAATAGCCCCATTTCTACCATTGACCCCTCATTTTTTGGGTCTGTTGCGTATTCATAAAATACGCCTGCATCATTATGGAATCTTTCCCTAATGTTTGCGGGCAATGCTTGAAAACTTTCATCTGCCGCTTTAACAAAATCTAAATAAGTTCTATACTCATTTATTTTTGTATAATCTCCATAATGAGCTACTCCACGCTGAACATGGTCTAATATACCAGTTCTATCGTGTTTTCTTATTATATTTCGGATGTCTACTTCATCCTTCATATGTTGTTGCGTTAAGCTTTCACCTTCTGGGTTTGCTGTAACGCGGTTTCTATCTCCATATGCTGTTGCAAATTTTTGTTTTGTCATTTTACAATATCCTTAACCTTATCTACACCTTTATTTAACCATCTCAGAGTAGCTATTACAGCGTCAGCAACATTGCCGCCCATCTCACTTGCTTCTTTTTTCAATTCTTTGGGCAATGCGCTGACCGCTTTTTCACTTAATCCATCTGCTTCCGTATTTATCCAACTTTTTCCTTCTTGTATAAAATTTTGAACATCTCTCGCTTGCTGCATTGTCACAACATTAACACCTTTCTGTGTTAATATATCTCCTACGTTTATTCCTTTTGCGGCTGCTACTATCGTTGATAATAAATTATCAACTCCCATTGTTGCCATTATTCTTGGCCATCTTTCATCATGTAACTCTTGTTCAATAACTCTTGATTGTTCTATTGATTTTACCTCTTGATTAATTTTTGGTATTTCTGCTTGCGCTTTTTTTGCGCTTGATATTTGTTGCAGAAATTCTGGTGTTCTAACACCAACATTCGCTTGCGAAACGTTTGGTGTACTTGCGCCACCATATTTTCCACTTAATATTGGGTTTAATCCAGCTTTACGCATATCCGCCATTTGTCTCTGATGAGCCGAGTTACTCATCATTGTTGCGTATCTTTGCGCTTGTGCTCTTTCGCTTGTTTTTAGTTTATTGTCTAATAAACTCATGGCCGATGCGGCCGCCAATTGTTGCCACATTATTTACACTCCTCTAATGGTATACCGATAGCATCAGAAAAAGCACATACGACATTAGCCCAAGGCTCAAAGCCGTTAGCAATAAGCCAAAGCACAAGACTACCCAATAAGGCTGGTATAATGAAACGCTTACTAGCAAATAAAACAGCACGAAGCTTAAGCCAATCCATATTACTATCTCCATTAGAAATGGTCTATTAGTCCCGGTACTGAATAAGTTGGCATTGGACGCGCGCATTTTAAATC